GACGTTGTGACCAAGACGCTGCGCTTCGCGGCGGAGACCAACGACTTCGACGATCTCCGCCTGTCCTGCGCTTACGATTATCTCGTTCCGGGCCATTGCGCGGTGCTGGTCGAGGTTGACGACGACAAGAAGCCCAAGCTGACGCAAATCCGCTGGGAGGAGTTCTTTTTCGACCCGCGCTCAAGGCGTCGGGATTTCTCCGATGCGCGTTACATGGGCATTGCCAAGTGGATGTATGCCGACGACGTTTCGGCGCTCTACCCGGAGAAGAAAGCCGACATCGACGGCGCGTTCACCGACACGCTCGGAAGCACTGTAGGATTTGCCGACGAGACGTTCGGGGATCGCCCGCGCGAGGGCCTGTCGAACTGGATCGACCTCAAGCTCCGCCGCCTGATGGTGGTCGAGATGTATCACCGCGCGGACGGGGCGTGGAACCGCTGCGTGTTCTTCGGCGGCGGCATTCTCGACGCGGGGCCAAGCCCGTATCACGACGAGAAGAAGCGCCCCGACAACGCCATCGTGGCAATGAGCTGCTACGTTGACCGCGACAATAACCGCACGGGCATTGGCCGCGATCTTCGCGCTCCGCAGGACGAGTTCAACAAGCGCAGGCAGAAGCTCCTTCACCAGCTCAACAACCGGCAGCTCCAGGCATCCGACCCCAATAGCTTCATGCCGATCGACGCCGACGAGGCGCGGGCGGAAGCGGCGAGGCCGGACGGGATCATTCCTCCGGGCTGGGTTCCGGTCAGTCAGAACGACCTCGCCTCGGGCCAGTTCAACCTTCTCTCGCTTGCCGAGCAGGAGCTTGACCGGCAGGGGCCGAACCCCGCGATCCTCGCTCGTGGAGCATCCAGTGCATCGGGCCGGTCAAAGCAGGTCGATCAGCAGGCCGGACTTACCGAAGACGCAATGGTCTATAAGGGCCTGCACAATTGGGAGGTGCGGGTTTACCGGGCGATCTGGAACCGCTGTCGCCAGTTCTGGACCGCGCCCGATTACATTCGCGTGACCGACGACACCGGAGCGCCGCAGTTCATCGGCATCAATCAGCCGCAAGTCGGTCAGCAGTTGGTGATGGACCCCGCAACGGGGCAGCCGACCGTCAAGCAGGTGGTGCTCGGTTACGACAATGCGCTCGCGTCGATGGACGTTGATATCATTCTCGACACGGTGCCGGACATGGCGGTGCTGGCGCAGGAGCAGTTCGAGACGCTTTCACAGTTGGCGCAGATGTATGGCCCGCAAGAGGTGCCGTTCGACGATCTTCTGGAGCTGTCGCAGATTCCCGACAAGCGCCGGATCATCGAGATGCGCAAAGCCCGCCAGGATCAGGTCGGACAGCAGCAGCAGCAGACACAGCAGCTCCAGATTGCGGGCGCAACCGCGAACATTCAGAAAACCGGCGCGCAGGCCGCAGAGGCGGCGGCGAAGGCCGAGAAGATTTCAACCGAGACCGCATTCACCAGGCAGCAGTTGGCATATTGGGGCCAGGTCGCCCCGATGCCCGCGCCGATGCTTGGGGCCGTCCCGCCGCCCGCTCAGGTCGGGCCGAACGGGATGCCCGCTTAGGACAAGAGATAGCCGCCGCCGGGCTTAACGGGCGCATCGGGCTTGGACGAACCAAGCAACCTGCCGCCGAGGTTCGGGCGCATCGTGGATCGATCCGACGACATTGGATCGAGGGGGAATAATGGACAACCTGGACTTTCTGGACTCCGGGCAACCGGAGAACGCCGAGACTCAACCCGTTGAAACGCCGGCAGCAGAGGCACCCGCCGAAGCGCCCGCAGAAGCAACGCCCGAAGCGCAGCCCGAGGACAAGCCGGCACAGCCGCGCGGACCTGACGGCAAGTTCGCGCCGAAGGAGGCCAAGCCTGAAGTGCCGCAGGGATACGTCCCTATCGGCGTCGTTCAGGAACTACGGGAAGAAATCCGCTCGCTCAAACAGCCCGCTCCCGAGCAGGCGAAGGTAGAGCCGACAGCGCCGCCGGACATTTTCGAGAACCCGGAAGGCTACTCCGCATATCTCCAGAACCAGATCGCGCAGACGACGCTTAACGACCGACTTAACCTCTCGGAAGAGCTGGTCAGGCAGTCGGCGGGCGACGAAGCGGTCAACGCCGCGCAGGAATGGGGCAGGCAGCAGCTCGCCACCAATCCCGCGTTCGCACAGACCTTCTACGCGCAGCGCAACCCCTACGGGTTCCTCGTTTCCGAGCACAAGCGGCAGCAGACGCTGGCGCAGCTCGGCAATGCCGACCCCAAGGAAGTCGAAGCATTCCTTGCGTGGAAATCCGCGCAGGCATCTCAGCCGGGCGAACAGCCCAATCCCGAACCACAGGCGGCACCGCCAAGGTCAATCGCAGGAGCGGTCTCCGCAGGGGGACTTCAGGCGATCCCGACCGGCCCAACGGCGGCGTTCGACCAAGTTTTCACAAGGTAACTAGACAATGGCAGAAACGACAATTGCCACTGCGCTCGAAAAGCAAAAGTGGATCAACGCCTATTTCGCGGAATACGTCCGCGAGTCCGGCTTCGCCGGTTACATGGGCAAGGCGGCAACGTCGATCATCGTGGCCAAGATGGACCTCCAGGAGGAGGCCGGCAAGACGATCAACATTCCGCTCATCACCCGCCTGAAGGGCGCGGGCGTGACCGGCAACGGCACGCTCGACGGCAACGAAGAGGCGCTCGGCAGCTACAACTGCGCGATTTCGATTGACTGGCGGCGCAATGCCGTCCGTGTTCCGAAGTCGACCAGTTACAAGACCGAGATCGACCTTCTCAACGCTGCGCGCGACATGCTCAAGATGTGGGAAGCGGAGCAGATCAAGACCGACATCATCAAGGCGCTGGCCTCGGTTGTGACCACTGCGGACACGACCGTGAACCTCGACGCCTCGGCGGCGGCTGATCGCAATGCGTTCGCGGCGGCCAACGCTGACCGAATCCTGTTCGGCTCGGCGGTGTCCAACTACAGCGCGACGTTTGCCACCGGTCTGCTCAACGTCGACACGACTGCGGACAAATGCACCGCGTCGATGATGAGTCTTGCCAAGCGCATGGCGAAGCTCGCTGACCCGCACATTCGGCCTTACAAGTCGAGCGTCGGCCAGGAGTATTTCGTCGCGTTCCACGGCTCGCGCACCTTCCGCGACCTCAAGGCGGACCCGGTGATGACGCAGGCCAATCGCGATGCGCGTCCGCGCGATGTCGAGAACAACCCGCTCTTCCAGGACGGCGACCTGATCTATGACGGCGTTCTGCACCGGGAAGTTCCCGAGATCGACTCGGCTCCGGGTATCGGAAGCGGCACCTTTAACCTCAACGGTCAGGGTGCTGCAGCTTGCGACGTTCGGCCCGTGTTCCTCTGCGGCCAGCAGTCTGTGGGCGTCGCATGGGGCCAGCAGCCAACTCCTCGCACCGACAACCTCAAGGACTATCAGTTCCGTCCGGGTGTCGCGATTGAGGAGCTGCTTGGCGTCAAGAAGCTGGCGTTCAACGGCAAGCCCCAGGGCATCGTGACCGTTTACGCTGCGGCTGCTGCCGACAGCTAAGACTGACTGAGGCGGGGGTTTCGGCTCCCGCCTCTTTTTCTTCCAGCGCAGGAGTGACCGATGGCCTCAACGTGCCTCGACATCATCACGTCCGCGCTCAAGTTGGCCCGCGTCATTGCTTCAGGCGGTGCGCCGTCTGCGGCGGAGACAGAGGACGGCATGGACTGCCTGCAATCGCTCTATGACGAGTGGGTTGCGGGCGGCATGTTCGGCAAGCTCACCGACCAGTATCTGACTGCCAGCGACACGGCCCAGGAGGGCTATCGCTACCTGCTCGCGTCGGGCGTCACGCTCACCGAGCCGACCACGATTTCATCGGAGGACAGTGCGGACGGCGTGGAGCGCCAGCCCCGCGACCTCTCGCTCTACGAAAGCCTGACGGACACGGGAACGCGGACGGTCAGGCTCTACGATCGCACCGAATGGGTCAACCTTCTCGACTTGGCGAGCACGGACATTGCGCCGCTCTCATCGCGGGGAAAGATGGGCTTGGCCGCGTGCCTTGCGACCTCCGGGGCCTTTGCCTCGATGTTCGGCTCGGTGTCCGATCCCGACGTTCGGGCTGCGGCCAACAGGTTCCGCGCGTCGCTGTCCTACAAGCTCGGAACGACGCGGGACCGCACGGCATCGGAGTATTTCTAAGTGCCGTCGCTGACCTACGGCACGTCAAGCTATGATCGGGAGACCGGCAACCTTCCGCGCCTGACGCTCATCAACATGTTCGTCGAGAAGGCGGCGACGAGTGAAAACCAGGCGTGCCTTCAGTCGTTCCCCGGATTGGCGGCACTCAAGACCAACGGCGCTGGTCCGGTGCGGCAGATTTACTGCAACGCCGGAACGCTCGGCGGCGATGACTTCTCCGTAATCGGCTCCGGGGTCAGCCCGACGCTGTATCGCGGAACGACGCTGATCGGAACGCTTACCGGCGTCGGCTCGGGTCCGGTGTCGGTCGCGGGCAGCAACAGCGAAATCCTGATTGCGGCCGGCGGCGACATGTATCGCTACAACGGCTCGCTAACCAAGGTGACGTTTCCCGACAACGCACATGTTCGGGCGGTGTGCTTCATCGGCTCGCTGTTCGTCGCGGTTCGAGGGACTGAATCATCGGGAGCTGCGGACCTATATCCGGGTCGGTTCTATTACTCGGCAGTGCTCGACGGCTCGACGTGGAATGCGCTGAGCTATGCGACAGCGGAACGCGAGGCAGATGGCCTGCTCGACGTTGCTGCACTGAACGATTCGATCCTGCTCTACGGCCAATCGACCGTGGAGGGATGGGTTGACACGGGCGCGGCGGACTTGCCGTTCACGCGGACGGAGGGCGTTGGCTCGCAGTCGAAGGGCATCAAGGCCACAGGCTGCGTCTGCGAGGCGGACAATACCAAGTTCCATATCGGATCGGACGGCGTTGTGTATCGCCTCGCCGAAGGATTTGCGCGGGTTTCGGACCATTGGCTTGAGGAGAAGATCGCCAACTCGGCAACGGCCTCGCTGTTCACGTTCCGGCTGCATGGGCATGAGTTCGTCTGCGCCCGGCTCGATAGCGAAACATTCGCTTACGACATCGCAACCGGCGAATGGTGCGAGCTTCAGACGAACGGCGGCCAGTGGATTGCTCAATGCGCCGCGATGAATGGAACCACCGTCTATCTCGGCCACAGCTCGACCGGGCAGATCATGGGCCTGTCGGGGTGGGATCACCTTGGCGACGAGATGACGCGTGAGTTCACGGCTGCGGTCCAGATGGACGCGCCGGGCAGCGTGGACAATCTGTGGCTGTGGGTCAATGCGGGACAGACTTCGCTCGAAACCGGGCAGGGTTCGGCTCCGCAGGTTGAAATGGAAAGCTCGCGCGATGCAGGGAACATCTGGACGAGCTTCGATCCAGCCCCGTTGGGCGCGCAGGGGGCGTATCAGCAGCTTCCCGAGTGGAGGAGGCTCGGCCAATTCAATCCGCCTGGGGCGATGTTCCGGTTTCGGGTGACCGATCCGGTGCCGTTTCGCGTTTCAGCGGTGAAGTATAACCAGCTCATCGGCGGGCGCTCGCGCTAATGGCGCGGCTCCTGTCGCGGCTGCGCGATTTCGGGATCGCCGGGCTTCCGCCGTCGCTGCTCACATGGTCGCAGCGGGTGTGCGAGCAGATCGAAGCGCAGTTCGGCGTTCAGCAATCGCAGATCACGACCATTGCCACGTTGCAGGCGGACCAGGCGTCGCAGCTCGCGACCATCAATGCTATCCTCGATCCCGACACGCTCACGCCGGACAAAAAGCCGGTGTGGATATTCATGGAGTCCTACCTCACCGGCGAGCAGTCCGACCTTGACGCTAAGGCGACGAGTTACGGCATCACCACGGAAAAGTCGGCTTACGATACTGCCGTATCCGCGCTCACCTCTTACCTTGGCGGCCTGACCTCGCCGGTCGCGTGGAACGACACGAGCGGCAACACCTCGATTGTCGATGCGACATTCCGGAGCAAGTTCACCGACGTTCTGACGGCCAAGCAGGCGCTCATCAACGCAATCACGGCGGCTGCCAAAACGCTCGCCAATGCCGCGCAGACGACGGCCAACAGCGCGCAATCTTCTGCCGACACGGTTCACAGCAACGACAGCATTTCCTCAAGCTGGACCTCGCCCGGCACCATCCTGACGGCTTCCGACGCTGGCAGTTCAGCAACGATCACCGTCGCGAACCACACGCGCAAATATAACGACGCCTCAAGCAAATCGGTGACCGGGGCGAACATCACCGGACTCGCTTACAGCACAACCTATTTCGTTTATTACGACGACAGCTCCCGCGCTGGCGGGTCCGTTTCATACAACGCGACTACCGATCCGAATGCGGCGCTTCCGGGCGCGGCCTCGGGACGACACTATTGCGGCGAGATCACCACTCCCGCGTCGGGTGGCGGAAGCACGTCGGGCGGCGTTTCGCCTCCGGGTTCTGGCGGCCAGCTTAGCGGCGGCCAAATCCCGTAATGCGCGAGGCGACCTTTTCCGACATTCCGACGATCTCGGCGTGGATGGAAAGGGACTTCGGCAAGCCAGAGGACTTCACGGGGTTTCTGTCGCACGGCGGCGTCTGCCTGATCGAGGGCCAAGGCGGCGCGTTCTTCTTCCCGGCAGGTCCTGGTTGTTACGAGGTGCATGTCGCGTTCTCACAGCGCGGCAAGGAAGTGATCGAGCTTTCGCACCGGATGCTCGACTACATGAAGCGGTCGCGGGGAGCGCAAAGGTTCGTCGCCTGCATCCCGCTTGAGAACCGAAAAGCACGAATGTTCACCCGCCTCATGGGTTGGCGGTCGCTCGGAAAAGCGAACGAGCACGAAATCTTTCAATCGGAGTAACACATGCCCCCAGCAATCGTTGCGGCAGGTATCGGCGCAGCCGGTGCCATCGGCGGGTCATTGCTATCGTCGCACGCTCAGAAGAGCGCGGCGCAGCAGGCGACCGACGCCACCACCGCCGCACAGAACCAGGCGACGCAGGCGCAGCTTCAGTTGGGGCAGCAGAGCCTCAACCAGAACGCCAACATCTACAAGAGCAACTTCAACCTGCTCTCGCCCTACGTCAGCCGGGGCAATGTCGCCGGGGAGTCGATCAACGCGCTGCTCGGGCTTCCGACTGCGCCGCAGATCGCGCCTCCCGACATCAGCGGAGCGCCACAGGGCGCGGCGCAGGGCGGCCCCGGTATGCCGCCGCAGCAGCAAGGGCCTTCCATGCAGGACATCGCCGCGATGCAGCATGACGGCATTCCCGGCAACTATCGCAACGCGCTGGCCCAGATGGGCGTCAATCAAGGCGGCGGCGGAATCCCCGGCATC